GTTCTTTTGGCCGGTGTTCTGCTGGAGATCTCCGCGTGACATCAATGAATACGATCCGCGTGGGTCAACGCGCAGTTCATCAACTGAGCGGATATCCCATGACTCAGGAATACCGGAACCAAGACGCTCAGGAATCTGAACGAGGTAGCACTCACCAGCAACTGAAAGGTTTAACGCGGCGTCGCGGAGAAGACCAGCCTGTCCGCCATACGCGGAATCCAGTCGAACAATGGCGCGTTCAGCGGCAGAGGCAAGTCGTGCGTCATCAACCGTCGACGCGCGCATTGGAATAGGTGGCTGGCTTGGGTCCTCGACGTAGCCAGCAAAAAGACGAATACGGGAGACAACCGAGGCAACCAGCGTGAACGCGTACTTGATCTCACCAATGGCGTCATAGTACTCCCAGGCTTCATCCTGCCAGGAGTCTCCACCGCCACTGCGACGACTGCGGAAGCGCTCAGCTTCTCCCTTGTCGTTCAGGTTGATCTGCGTGGCGGCGGCCGTCAATGACCGAGGAGTAGAGAACGCCGGCGATGCCGCGGTGTCATAGTTAGGAAACGACTGAACGACTGGCGTAGAAATCTGACGTGGACGCTGGGCCGTGGCGCGTCGGCGGGCAGCACGGTTGACTGGCTGATCCTCGCGGCGGAAAACTCCCAAAGTACTCTCCTCGTCTTTGTATACGGAACGGGTGGTTAGTTATTAGCCCGTGCAGCAATGACACCAGCAATAGTTGACATAGCTAGAACAAGTGCTACAACAATAGTTGGCGTCGGAATAATCATATATGAAATTGTAACCAGTGATGCGAACCAAATACTCGTGCACCAGTAACACGTGAACCAGTATCCGACCATGGTTGACGGCGGGAACTTCTTCCAAACCGTGGTTCGCAGCCTGTCAAGCACGGTATCCTCGACCACGAGACGGCACAGACGGTATACCGCGAGTGTAAGAATAACAAACGTTAAGAGATCAATCTGAAACAACATACTGCTTTTCCTATTCCGTTGGGTCGTTTACTGAGTTCATGATGGTGAACGGGTTCCAGCCGCGAAGACGCGAGCCGCAGCCGCAGTTGGTGTCCTTGCGAAAGGCAAGCAGCTTCCCGGACGTGGTCATAACATATGAGTCGGTGTCCTTTGTGTTCTTTATGAACTTGCTGTACCGTTCCTGAAAGACAACGGCTGGACCAGCGTCCGTGTCACGGGCAACAATGATGTGCGTGTCGGTGACGATGACGCGAGACTTTTCAACGCGGTACGCGCCGTCAACGGGCGGGAACGCGGTCATCTCGCTAAGCTCGCAGAGACCGGCCGGTGCAACGGCAAGGTGGGCAGGGAACAGGTCATACAGGGATTGCATTTTTACCCTTATCTTCCAAGCCGACGTGCCATCGCACGGTATGTGACACCAGAAGCCTCGGCAAGTTCGCGGACTGGCACCTTACTCTCATAGAGTGATAAGCAAAGACTGGTGAGTTCCTCATTGGCGAGAGCCTCGCGGGAAAGAGGATTCATTTTTGAGCGGTAACGGCGGGCGAGCCCGGAAAGACTGGCGATACGTGCGCGGACGTCATCTGGGATACCAGGCGACTTAGGTCGACGCGAAACATACCCACGCGGCTTGTACCTTGGCGTGGGAAGCTCCACTGGCAGCACGGAGGGTGAATGACGGCGGGTTGCCCAGTACCGTACCGTTGAGCGGGTACGTGGCGGGGAGAAGGCGTCACCAATCGACTGCAACGTCCAGCCAGCACTAAACAGTGAGCGGACGCGGGTGTAGAGTTCCTCGTCAAAAAGAGTATTGAGCAGCTCTGCCTCGTGCCGCGGCAAGGGCTGTCGATACGCGGGTCTGCGCTCGTCTACACTCATTTATTCAATATAACGGGGAAGTGTACACCTGTCAAAGTTATCTTGACCCGGTATACCAGTAAATGCCAGAGCCTGCGGATAATCAGAAATACCTCCGCCATGATAAACCGGCTGAAGACTAGACGAGATTCTTACCGCGGTAACCCTGGGAACGTCATACTGGTACCAGACAGGACTGTCAAAACAGTACGCGGTTATCCCGCGAAGCCTTGATGACATCTGCCTGTCAACCTGGGTGGAGGGAAACTCGTTGCCTGGAGAAAGTATCGATCTCCCGCGGTCGGTTAGATAGAGAACAGCGGTCGCGCCAAGCATGCTCAGTATACGGTACACGTCTCCATCGACGTGAACAACCTCCATGTCCCAGTTGACGTTACCAAGGTAGACAACATCGGCGTCATCGGGAACAGAGACGGTGTTCCTGTACTCGAACGGAACGCAGTCATCCTCTAGTACCAGGACAGGCAACGTTCCCGCGGCAGCGTCTATGTGCGCCTGCCGGTGATCCTCGTAGACCCCGGGAACTCGCGCATAATCGCTAAACCCGTACGCGGTAAGCAGGTTGACCATGGACTGGTTCCTGTTTACATAACTGTCCATGTTTATGTAGCGGGTCCGCGTGTCAGGGAGAAATATGTCCACCTAGCGAGCCTTAAACACCCGGCCAGCAGAACCACGCATACTCGGGATACGACGAGCGGACGGTGACGAGGCACGAACCTTGCCACCGGAAAAGCCGGCGGGCGGCTTAATCAAGAGAGCGGTCAAGGCGTGAACAAGGGCGTCAACCCGGTCAGGGGACTTCCCTTCACCGGGGATCCAGGAGATCATCTGTGACTCAAGCTCCGCCATGTAACCAATGTGGTGGACGCGCTGCTGCTCATACGCGAGCGTGATCGGTTCAGCGCGAAGAGCCTTGCCATACTTGGAGTGAACCTCAAGAACCTTCACCGTTGGGTCAATTGCCTGGATCGCGTTACGAACAAGGGCACCACCCTGGTTTACCTCGGCAACAACCGGGCAACCCCACTTACGTGCCATGGCAACAACGCGCTGAGCCCAGACGGTCGGTGAACCAAGCACGGACGCATCCTCCAGCACCCAGGCTTGACGCTTATACAGATCATAGTCCGCGGTAGACGCCACAACAACAATCCCGCACTCGTCACGGGGATTCTCTGCAACCGACGGGTCAACACCAATAAGACGGAGCGGAGTATTCGGCGGGTACACACTTTCACGGGCAGCATCAATAAGTTCAGGAACCCACAACGCACCCTCAACGTCGGAGAGCATTTCACCCATGAGCTCCTGTTGCGCAAGACGCGTACCCTCATAGACACCCGTGATCGCATTCAGGTACGCGCTAGACAGGTTACCAGCGTTGTCCATTGTCGAACCCTTGGTAATACGAACGTCACCAGACTTCTCAGACTCGCGGATCAACTGGTACAGGACAGGCACGCGCTTAGGTGTCGTTGTCAGAACCAGCTTGGGCTTATCACCGAGACGGGTACCAACGCGAAGGTTGTCAAAGGCGGTCATACCAGCCGCGTCAGGTGTCTGACGCCATGCCGCGATCTCGTCACCCCACGCGTGCGTGAACTGCGGACCACGCAGGGAGTCAGGCTCATCCGCGGTAAACAGCGTAGCGGTATTACCGTTCGGCCAGGTCAGGCGCCGCTTGGACGGTTCATAGTGCGGTTTCTCGGAGGGCGGGCTCACGTTGATGATACCGGACTCACCCTCAACGATAACGTCACGGACGTCAGCGGCGGTACGCGCAACGAGCGCGAAACGGCGTTGACCAGTTGTCGTGTACTTCGCCTGCTCGCGGACCCACTCTGATGCAAGGCGCGTCTTACCAAAGCCACGACCGGCGAGCACGAGCCAGATGTTCCAGTCGTTATCGGTAGGTTGCTGCTGCTCAGGTCTACCCCACAGAGCCCAGTCCCACAGCAGCATCTCGGGATCCATGCCCGCCAAGATTTCACGCCGCTCATCGTCACCAAGAAGGGCGAGCTGCTCCATTATGCTCTTTGCCATTTGACTATTGTATTACTCCGAGGAGGAGATGTACCAGCAACCCCCGGAACAATCTTGTACAGAAGCAGACGAAGCAGTACCTTAAGGTAAACTCGTTTGGACGCGAGAGAAGGCTTCGGTATGTTTTGGGCCCCTCCCTAGGTGTCTCGGGCTGCGGTCCTGGCGGCATGTTTTATGCGGGTTTTGCGGCTTGGATCCAGCCCTGGGAGACGG